CTAAATACGCGGGTAACGGCGGCCGTCTGCCCGGTACGTACGCCCAAAAGTACCATTGTGGCACTCGCCAATTTACTTTTGAGGTTCCACGCCGTTACGGCAACGGTAGCCGCCTTAATGCCGGCAACCAATTTTACGATACCACCTAAAGCGATCAAAGAGTTAGCCGCGAGCGTAACAAATGGCATTGCGTTTTGTGCGATCTCGCCTAACTTCTCTTTTATGTCGCCCAACTTGTTTTCGAGTTGCTTTTGCTTACCGATGTCTGTTTTCGCTAATTCGGCGTTCATTCCGCCAACCGCGCTACTCACAACCTCGGCCAATACGGCGGCCCTCTCGGATTCCGTACCGTACTTTAAGATCTTTTCCTGTACTTCGTCAAACTTATAACCGTATCTGGATAACGCGCCAACTTGGCCGTCCATCACCTTACCCAACATCGTTGCAATATTAGCCGCGTTTTCCTGTGTCGCGTTAATACCGTACTGTTGGGCTAACATATCATTCATTACGGGTATAAGTTTCTCCAAACTTGCTTTCTCACCCAGATACGTTGCAAGTTCCTGCGCTCCGGCCAACTGTACTTCGTCGCCGATAACGCCTAATTCTTGTTGGGCCGCGCAAAGATCCTTGATACTCTTAATATCCTGTTCGCGCGCGCCCATCGTGTTACGCATATTGTTGGCCAACTTCGTTTCGGCCTCCATCTGCATTGCGTAGGCCCCTGTAAGATCCTTGCAGACGTTTTGCAGTTGCCCGATTGCGCGTTGTGCCTGATCTACACCGGTAGCGATCGCCGCAAAATTAATGGCCGTCTTATTCAGTTTCTCGGCTTCTGATACTGTCGCCGTGATCACCTTTTTAAGCCCGTCCGCGTCTTTTGCGAGATCCTTAAAACCTTTCGCGTCGCCGTCCAATTTGAACGTTATCGAAATCGTACTTTTACCTGCCATCGGTGTAAATTTTAATGCTGTTCGCGTTTTAATAATGCCTCAAACCTTGCCTTTGCCTCTTCCGGGCTAACCGGCTTGTATGCGGCTTTTCTCTTACTCTCTTTGTCCCACGGAAACGGGCAAACGTTGTGCGCTGTGACCTTTTTACGGGTGTGCGGCTGTATTAATACCGTTGCGATCATTCGGGCCCGTTCCCAACCGTCTTTGTATTCGGCTTCGCGTTGTTCGCTGTATGCCTCGCAAATGCTTGCGTATTCCTCCGGGGTGGCGTTGCAAAAGTCATTGTAAGACAAACGTATGCAACCCAACGCAAAGCCCAATAACTCGTTAATTACGAACTTTTTTTTTCGTCCGTTTTAGGTTCGTTTTCCGTATTAGCCGGCTGTTGCAAAACGTGATCCGTCCATTCTGCCATATCCTCCGGCGTTACTGCGTCGGCAAAATCCATCAGGGACATATCGAATTGTTTGCCGGTGCGCTTACAGGCCGATACGATGCAACACCAGATATACGTAACGAGATCGGTAAAACTTTCTGCGTTAATATCTGTAACCTCTCGGCCTGTCTCTTGCTTAAAACGAAGCATAGCCCCCATTGTTTGGTAACAGGGGTATGCCTCGCCGTTGATTGTAATTTCTATCTTTGCCATAAAGTAAGAAATTGTGATCGTTCAATTACTCGCCTCCGCCTGTGGGCTTACCGGGGTACGCGCTTGGCTCGCCGTCGCTTTCGAGATTGATAGAATACGTTGCGTCGTCGCCTGCGGGGCTTGTTTCCTCGATCGAAGAAATAACAAAATTACCCGAAACGTACGGTGTTTCGTCGCCCTCTCTCTCAAATGCCAGAACGGCAACAGACTGACCGGCTCCCCAAAGGGCCGAAATCTCGCTAAAGCCGTTTTCGGTCTCACCATAGAAACGCAAACCCTCTGCGCTGATCGAGATACTCAAACCGGTAACGCCCTTGCCTTTCCACAGTCCGGCGGAATATGAATTGGCGGCGGCGGGCTTTACGGCTCTGTCCTTTGTCTCGCTGTTGAAAGTGAGGGTGTGGGTGGTACAATGGCCAACGGCCTTGCCACCGACTTTCAACAAAAGATCGCTACCGTTAACGTAGCCTGATGTTGGTTTAGTCATAATCTTAACTGTTTATAATTTAACACTAAAATCTAACTCTTGCACGTATGCGTCATCTTGCCAACTCTCTTCGCCGTCGATATACGTACAACTCCGGATCCTCAAACCGTCCGTTTCGGCCTGCTGCTGATCCAAAGCCGATCGCACGGCCTCGGCCAACTCCACGCCCTCGGCGTACTTCTCTGTAAAACAAAGCACCTCGATACGTACGGTATCGGCTCCGGCGGCCGATTTAACCGGTATCTGTTCCATCGACGCGCGACGGTACAGGATATACGGTAATTTGGCCTCGTCGGTTACAACCGGGAATACCTTATTAGTGCGGGCCGCAACGGCCGGGCAATCCAAAAGCATTTGGCGGATAACAACGCCTGCGCTTATCGACGTTTTAGGTACTGACGGCTTAGATACACCCATACTTCTTTGCAGTTTTAATTACGTTATTAATAACCTCGCTGTGCAATTCTTCTGTAACCCTGTCGGCCACCTCGTCGCGCGTCTTACGCATAAATCCGTATCGTTTCATACGTCCGCGCTTCTGACCTCCCAGATATACTTTTTTTCTTCGTACCTTGTACCCGGATCCGTGGCGGGCCGCCAATTTCTCGTTACCGGAATACTTGTACACCCAATTACCGCCTTTCGTTGTGCGCTCTTCCGTTCCCTCTTCTGCCCAAATCAGGACGGGTTTTTTGAGGCCCTGACGGTTTTTGTGAAATCCGTACTCTTTTTGGCTTCGCTTGGTGGCTTTCTTCGTACCGATTGTTACGCGGAAACCGGCGGCCCGTTTGAAAACGATTGCCCGTACTCCCTTTTCCAGATCTGCGTCGCTCCTGATACTTCCCCGTAGGTTGTTAACGGCTGTGCGACGTACTTTGTTGGCCTCTTTCCTAAATGCGCCTTTAAGTGCCTTTAGGCGACGTTTTGGCTCCAACTCCGTAAACAGATCGCGTAACTTTCGATCGTCGTACTGAATATCTGCCATTGCGGTTACTCATTCACTCTTACACAAATTAAAGTCTTATAGCCCTTTTCGTGGTTGGGTATGATGTTCGTAACGGTATAGAGTTTGCCCCCCAACTGTTGCACGCGCCAATTTTCATCTACGGGGTGCGCCTCTCTGATATTAAACTCCACGCGATAATCGGGGAAATGCTCGCCGACTTCTTCGCTCCGGTTTCCGGACTGCTTAACGCGCTCGGCCCGGACGGTACGCCGTTCTTGGTACGTCGTATCTTCTTCGCCGAAATTGTTAGTAGCCTGCACCGGCTCAAACAACGTGAGTTTGTATTTCAGTCGTCCCGCTATCATTCTGCCAACTTTCTAAAAGGTTTAATTAAGGCTTGTAGCGACTCCGGTACTGCGTACATCTGCACCGCGCTAACGCTCTCACGTTGGTTGTACCAATGGCCGCCCAACATAAGCGTTGCTTGGATCAGTTCGTCGGGCATTGCGCCGCCTCCCATCTCCGTTAACTCCGCCTCTGTCCGGTTCGTGGCTCTTACGACTTTCTTTCGCGCCGTGTCTAACAGGTGCTGCAAATAATCGTCGTCGTCTGTGAAATCGTCGGCCCCAACGTGCTTTTTGAATAGTGCCAAAGTCGCTACACTTGCCATAACATAAGATCTTTAATCGTTACACATTAATTAGACGCTACGGCGACCTGTCCCAACAGGAACGCTTCATCACGCAAAGTTTTAGTTGCGTAATCCACGTTGAGGACGAAATCGACTGCATCCTTACGCGCCTGACTGTATGGATCCACGATAAAGCGGATCTGACCAAACAGGCCCATAGGCTGATAACGCCAATCACCCAGACCGATATACTCGGTAAGTACCGAAACCTCGGCGATCTTTCCGCCCTCTGGGCTTGTGATCGTTGCGAGTGCGTTTGCGATACTGTCACCGCTAACCTTGTACTTGATGGTGTCGCCATCCTGCAAAGTATAAGCGGCCCACGCGTTGGTCTGGCCGGCTGTGTACTTCTGGTAAGATACGACAACCTTACGGATCGCGTTTGTGGTATAGACGGGCAAACCGCAAAGCATACCGTTTTGGATCATAGGTACGTAAATACCATTGGCGTTAATGGGTGTACCCTCCAAAATAGCGGCCTGCGATTTGGTCATAATCCAACAAAGGTGATCGCCGGAAATACCGGTTTCGAGTACCTTGGCCTTCATCGACTTGTTAAGTTCGGTAAAGGTAGGAACGGCCGACAGGTTAACGATCTTTGCCTTAACGGTGTCCTTAGCAAATGGGCCAATCAGTCCGGCAGTACCGGCAGCCTGATTTACGGCCTCTGTGCTAAACAGGATCTTGTTAAGCAACTGTTTAACGGCTGCGGGCATAATCTCGCGTACGATAGTCTCCAGAATACCGTCGCTCTGGTGCAAAGACTGATTGGTTACAGGGATCGCCAAACCGATACGGGCGGGCTGTGCCTGCAACTTGCTAAACGGTATCTTGGTGTCGGAAATGGCCGCGCCCTCTGCGAGTACGGTAGCCTCCACCATTTCGTACATTGGCCATACATAATCGCCGGCCAAACCGGTAGGCATTGGCAAACCTACCTTGTCGAGAATAAAGCCCTCCTGAAGTGGCTTTAAGATGTCCTGTACGTTGAGTGGGATAATACCGCCGGTCTGAACGTCGCCGACCATCATCATATCACGTACAAATACGATCTCGGACTGCTTGCCGTTCTTTGCGTTCTCACGTAAGATACGGATCGCGTCGGCCTGTGCGTCCGGGTTCTCTCGCAAATGCTCGGCGGTTGCCGCCTGCATCTTCATTACGAGCAACTGATTTTCGCGTGTCAGGGCCTCAAACTCCTTGTTCTCGGCCTCGTTACGCTCGCGCTGCTCTCTCTCGCATACGTCCGCAATCGCTGTGATGCGGTCGCAATTCGCCTGATGTTTGTTAATCAGTTCGCGAACATTGTAAGTCTTTTTACTCATTGCTGATAAAAAAATTAAATTAAACAATACTCTGCTTTGCAGCGCGGCGCATTTCGCTTAACTGCGTTTGCATTTTTTCTCTCTCTTCTGCCGTTGGCTTTTTTGGCTCCGGTGTTGCGGGCTCTTTCAGCGTGCCGACAAATTCGCGTGCCTCAACGCTCGTATCTGGGTACGCCGGATCTGCTGCAATCGTAAAGTCATAAACGCCGGTTACGGCCTTAATTCGGTAAACAATATGCGTTACACCGTTTACGACGTTGGCCGATCTTTCGACGCAAGCCTGATCGTAATAACGGGTGGTAAACATAAAACTACACCCTGCCAGATCGCCGCGACGTACCAACTCCAACGCCTTATCGCCGTCAACGGTCTTTGGCATTTCACATTCAAACATAACGCCTTTCTCGTCCACGGTGTACGAAAGTGTACCGGATCCCTGACGACTGCGGCCTAAGATCAGGTGTCGATCGTGGAACATCGTTAGTTTGATGTCGCAACCGTCCAACAGTTCTTTTGTAATCGCCTCCGGTGCGATCACTTCGCGGGCTTCGCTTTCCTCGTCACTCCAAAGCGGATCCGATGGCGTGTTAAACAGGATCGCGTAACCGGTAATAACGCGGCTTTCGCCCTCGCCTCCGGCCTCTCGTATTTTCAGATCGGCGACGGCCGTCCTCAATACTCTTTTTACTAACTGCTCTTTCTTATCCATTGTCGTTTTGTTTTGTTGCGGATTCGCCCTTTGGTGGCTTCTGGGCCCCTTTCTGCTTACCGCTTTCTGTTATATTTCTAAGATTGGCTGATACCAATACAACGTCGCCACCGGGTACGGGTGGCTTGTTCTCTTCCTGTCTCCACTCATTAACGGTATAGATACCGGCCGCGATCGTCTGCGTCTGGTACTTGATACGGCTTTCGAGATCGCACGCGTACAGGCCCCGGCGGTCAAACTGAAACAGGCGTTTGCCTGTGAGTGACGGGGCCACCAACTTACGCAATAACTCAACTTCGATTTTTCTAAGGATCGGGTTAAGCGTATTCGACAAAAACGCCACGTTAGCCATTTCCGCCGATTTGTAATTGTTACTTGTGTCGTCGAATACAAACGACGGGTGTACGCCGAAGAAACGGCAAATATCGCGTACCGTAAACTTTCGGCTCTCCAAAAACTGCATATCAGTTGAGGATAGCGAAATTTGCTTAAAGTCCACCTGCCCCGGCAAACTAATAATGCGCTCGCCGTTCTTAAACTTGGTGTCCGCGCTCTGGGCGGCTTTCTTCAATTCCTCGTCCTGATACTCGCCAAACCCGACCGTACTTTTGTCGTTGGTGATAATACCGCGAACAGTACCGCCGTTGGCGAAACGCGCAAACGTTTCCTTATCGCCGACGTTGGCGATATTCAACGTTAATTGCGCGTACTTCAATACGCTAATACCTCTTTTTCCGTCTGGGGATATACCCTTAATGTGTATTACTTCATCCTCGCCAAACGTGCCGTATATCGCGGTCTTTTCATCAAATACCGTGTACTCGTCGTTGTACGTGTCGTGGCTAACAGTCCCGCGTTTTGCAAGTGCCAAACGATCGGGTTCTAAGGTGACGGGGTTGTATATCGGGAAAATATACGCGTTGCCGTCTAACAGTACGTTTTCGATAACTTGCGCCCAAAAGTCGAAAGCGTTAATGTGGTTATCCGGTTGCACCGTCAACAGATAGTGCAACCGGCTGTTATTGTCCGGTACAAAGATACCATCCTTTAATCGCATAAACCGCAACGGCAAATTTGCCACGCTTTCGCTCAACAGGCGTACGCAACGGTACACCGTGGCAACGCTCATTGCCGTATTGGAAATGCCATAATCGAAAAATTGCGTATAATCGCCAACGCGGGGGCCTGTCTGTGTTGCCTCCGGTTCGGATTCGCGCGCCTGTTCGTTGGTGGCTTCTTCCTGTACTATTGGCTCCGGCTCTTCGTTTCCGCCGCCAAATATTTTACTCCAAAATCCCATTGTTGATCAACATTTGCCACAAATTTATGCTAAATTTTGAGCAAATAAAAATCCGCCACGGTGTATCACGGCGCATTGTGGTACATCGTGGCGCAAATTTAGATTTATTAGGAAAATAGTTATAACGGCCTACCTCTCAAACGAATACAAAAGCCCTAAAGCCATTAAAAGCGTTATCGCGCCGTCGATCTTTCGATACTGCGTTATCTTGATCGGTTTTTTGTTCTCCATCCTATCTTCGTCGATCAAACAGTTAGTTAGGCAATAGGCATTAATCGGGTTGTCGTTCCACTCGATCTTTACCGGATCATCATACGCCAACATTTCAAAAGATTCTACGGGTAAATTAAAATTGCCGTACGTCTGGGAAAACGGTAACATTACGTTTGAGGCTCCGGCCGTTGCAAGTATGTTAACGAGATCTTTAGCCTTATACGCGTCGTACCCGATCCTGATAATCTTAACTCTCCGATTTCGTCTTAGTATATCGTCGGCGATCATACGTACGTCGATCTTGTTGCCCTTGCAGAATTTCAAATGGCCGGACGCGTTCCATAACCTATAAAGTTGTTCGTTGGGGTGTCCGGGTAACGATCCCTCCGGAAAATAATAATCCGTGTGGGCCTTAAACCGTTTTTCGCCGGAATGATACAGGGCGTATGTTACCGCGCTAAAGTCGTCACGTACTGAAAGGTCAAACGCAACGGCGCACTCCGGGCGGCCCTCGGCTTTTTCCGGTATTTGATCAATATCAAACGATCCCAACAGTTCTTTTGCTTTTTCCAAAGAAAACCACGATTTTTCAGCATTTACGGCAAAAATATTTAATAATTTCGTCCTAAACGCCAACATATTTTCGGCTGATAATTGCGCCGTTGCCCACTCGTTTTCGTAAAAATCGGGCTGTACCGTTATACCTAAGTGGGGCTGCACCTTTGCCCACGTTGCCGGATCGCCCTCGAAATCGTCCACGTCTGGCATAAACAGGGCGGCAAAGATCGTATCGTTTTCGATCTCTCCGCGTAATACCATCTTTACGCCCTCCAATTCGTGTACAAACGGGCCGTCCACAACGTCGCTTGCCGTCGTTATTATAACCGTCAATGGCTCACGGCGCGGGCCCATTGACGACGTTAATACGTTTTTCAGATCTGCGCCGTTTTTGCCGGCCGTGTTCCTTGCCTGTGCGTACTCGTCCATTATCACCAACGACGCGTGCAAACCGTCTTTTGTCTTGGCGTTGGCCGTTAAGCATTGTATCAGGCTGTCGCGGCCTCGATCCTTAAACGTAATCTTTTCGCGATTGATCCTAAAGTGCTTTTCGGTTGGATCGAGATCTTGCATAATGGCCCGGATCTCGTCGAAACATATTTTGGCCTGATCGTATGAGTTTGCGCCGACGTACGCCTGTGCGTTGTTATCACCAAACAACAGATCGTCAACTGCCAGAAATGCGGCCCACGTCGTCTTACTGAACTTACGCGGTACGAATATATACGCCGTACGGATCAGGCGGCGGCCGTCCGGTAACGCGAAACCAAAGATATTGGCCATCTGGAATACTTGCACCGGCGTTAATTTATATCTGCGCCGGCCCGTGGTTCCACTAAACCGGATCTTTTCGTATAACCGGATCTTTCGTTTTACCCTCTTCGGCTTCCATTGGTACTTATCGAGCAACAGGAAAAACCGCCGGATCGCGTACAACTCGTAAATATTATGCGCTTCCGGGTTGTCGATATTCTGCAAAACGTACTCCGTAATACGTTTGTCGGTGTCGTCCATTGCATACGCGTATCGTGCCAGATACTCGCCACGCTTCGCCTGCAACTCGTTAACCAGATCCTTTTTTAACTGCCTTTCCCGGCTTTTCTCTTCGTCTGTCATTCTTCATCATTTTTGAAATCCTCGATAAACTCGTTAAACGCGTCTCCATCCGTTTTACGTTCTTTCGCGTCCGTATTCATACCCAAAGCCCTTAACGCTTTCTGTGACTGCTGCAAAAGATCCATATACAGTTTTTCTTTGGGGTTCAACGTCTCACGGTTGTTGCCCTCTCTCGAAATTTCGACGTTTACGATCTTATACCCGTCGGCCGATATGTCGGCGGCCACAATATCAGCACGTACCAACAGTTGGGCCGCGATATTGACCTGCATCGACAATTCTGCCGTATATTTGCCTTGTTCTTTGAGCAACTTAACGATATAATCCTTTTTGTTCTTAATCTTTTTCTTTATCTCCGCGCTCTCCTTAATATCGCCGGGTAACGACGGGATAATAACGGCCTGTGGTAACTCCGGCTGTTGTTGCTGTACCTTATCGCTCCAACCTCTCCGGCGGCCTTTGGTCTTTAGGTAAAAGATCGTGGCCGTCGTATCGCCGGCGTTTATCAGATTCATAAGTTTAGATTCGACGTAATCGATTTGGGCCTCCATAACCTCTTCGACGCGTTCCCTAAACTCTGGATCCTGATTATACCAAACGTAATATGTCGATCGGCTTATGCCGGTCGCCTCACAAGCCACGCAGATTACACCGCCGGCCGCTTTCAGATTGTTTAAGAATAATTCCCGCTTTTCCATACCACTTATTTTTCAAAACTCCGGATCCCGTCGAAATACTCTTTGTAAAAGTCAAACAGGCCCTTATCTATTGTAATACTCCCTTGTTCGGTTCTCGGATTGGTGTTAATGTTGGCCGACGTTTGAATACCGAAATAGAAATTATCGGCCTCATTGTAACCGGCGTATATTTTGCTGTGGTTCTTGAATACTGCGGCCCGGCCGGCCTCCGGGTGCTTACCGTAGAAATCTTTTATCATTTGCCATTCAATCTTATACGATCCGGGGAAGATCTCGCCCAGATACATATCGAAACGGCGGATCTTTCCGGCCTCATACCATTCTTGGATCTGCAAAATATCCTCGGCCGCCATACACCACGTTGAGCAAAGCACGAAATCCAAATCGTGTTGGTTCAACACAACTTTTAAGTACGTCAGGCTATCCACGTCGCCGGCCGTGATAAAATTATACGTTGCGCCCTGCTGTAACTCCACGTACTGCATTGCCTCCAACATTTTTACTTCACTAAACGCGCGCCGGTACTCGTATCGTTGTGAAAGTTCGGTACAGGCTTTCGTACGCCGGTGGGCGCGCTTGGCCCCGGCCGCGTCCGGCGTTGGATCGTCGGCCGGATCCTGTACCGGATCAGGCGCGGCGGGCTTCTGGCCACCAAAATTAAAACCGCCGAAATTGAAACCTCCAAAATTCAAATCGTCTGCCATATATAATCGTTTTATTGTCTGTTCAAATTGTCCGGATGGGGCTCGTATTGGGAAATCCCCCACGGCCCCAAAAAATACCTCGTGTGTGGAGAAGAGGGGAGGCGAGGTTTAACCGGCCCCCGGCCCTTTTCAAAAACAGGCCCCCGTTAACATCGTTTAACAAATTCATAAAAATTTTTTTACAAATTGTTTTAACTGTTCCTCTCGCTGTCTCTTAGCGTGGGCCTTACCTGATCGTCCCATTGCCTTATGCCTTTCGACGTGGCACGCGTGGCAAAGCGATCTAAGGTTGTATGGATCGAACATTGCAACTTCTTTCTCCCTGTTTGTGAGTTTGTCAGATACAGGCGTTACGTGGTGTACTTCTGTCGCCGGCTCGATCTTACCCTTTTCCTCGCAATCCTGACAAAGCGGGTGTTTTGTTAGTTGGGATCGCCTCAACTTTAGCCACCGGTTTGTATGGATCATTTTATTATATTGTTTGTCGTTTGTCATAACTCAATGTTTTTGTCCTCTGCGCTGTGCTTACGGATCAGGTAATTAAGACTATCTAATAAAGACTGTTGTACGCCTTTCTTGTTATCCAACGCGGCGTTTGCCCTCTCGTCCACGGTGTTTGCCGTTATCAGTTTGTACACCTGTACCGGGTACTGTTGGCCCTGTCTGTGCAATCGGGCGTTTGCCTGTTGGTATAACTCCAGATTCCACCCCGTGCCAAACCATACGATATAATGGCCTCCGGCTTGCATATTCAGGCCAAACGCTGTACTCGCCGGGTGTGCCAATAGTACGTCGATCTTTCCGGCGTTCCACTCTTTTAACTGTGCCTCTCCCTCGTATGCCTTAACGGTGTACTCTTTGAGTTTGTGGCGGATCCTGTCTATATCGTGTTTATACTGATAGAATACCAATACGTTGTTACCGTTTGCGGCTTCTATGATCTCCGCCAACTTATCCAACTTTTCGTCGTGTATATGGTGTACGTTACGATCTTCGTCGTATATTGCACCGTTGGCGAATTGGCTTAACTTATTCATCAGGCCGGCCGCGCTGTTGGCCAATATGTTTGCAGATTCGCCGGCGTGTTCCTCGGCAAACTCCAAAACCTTTTCCTTTTCAAACGTGGTGTATTGCTTCATCATTGCCGGCGATAACTCAACCTTAACGACGTGTGTTAACATATCCGGCAACTGCAAATAATCCTTTGCCTGCATTGATAAACAAATGTCGGCGATCTTCTTACGTATCACGTCGTCGTACCCTTTTTTAACATCGCAACGTACTATAATATTGTTCCACTTGTGCGTCTCAAAATACGTTTCCCTGTACTTCGTTATCGACTTACCCAGACGCTCGCCCATATCGATACAATACATCTGTGCCCAAAGATCGATTAAGCCATTAGGGGCCGGCGTACCGGTTAACCCGATCACCCGTTTAACTGTCGGCGTTGCCATTCTCATTGCCTTAAACCGGTTACTCTTCGCGCTCTTAAAACTTGTGAGTTCGTCGATAATCAGTACGTCAAACGGTAACATTCCGCCATACAGGCCAACCAACCAAACAAAACTATCGCGCCCGATAACGTAAACGTCGGCCTTTGACTGCAACGCCAATTTACGTTGTTTCTCTGTGCCCATCACCTTTGCAACCTTTAGGCTCTGCAAATGGTCCCACTTTTGGGCCTCCGTCGTCCACGTCGTTTCGGCAACTTTCTTTGGGGCCACTACCAACGCGTTTGTAATCTCGCAATCGTCGATCATATCCTGTACTGCTGTTAATGTACTTACCGTCTTACCCAATCCCATATCCAGAAACAGGCCGCAACGTTCTTTTGTCAGGATCCAACGGATCGCCGTTTTTTGATAGTCGTATGGTGTAAACTTCATTGTTCGTCCTCCTTTCTTGTGATCCATTCGATCTTATTAACCAGATCGTCCACGCCCTCTTTACTATCGATTACATAAACCTCCTGACCGGCGGCCCGTAACTCTTCGTGTCGGATCTGCTGCAACTTAGTTGGTTTTTCGCCTTTGCTCTTCAACTCTACCCAGATAATCCCGGAATATGGTAACAGTACGATACGATCCGGATAACCAACCGTGTTTGAGTTTGAGTATTTCAGGCAAAGCAAACCAATTTCTTTTGTTCGCTTTACTAAATATTTCTCGATCGCCTTTTCTGATACCTCGGCGTGGTTTGTTATATTCTCGATACTCTTTTTCATAATGGTAAACTTTCGCGCGCGTACGCGTATCTTTTTGTAATTTATATGTTATACGTATTATTTATATATAAAAACATAACTCTACAACTTTATAATATTTTTAGTTTACTTGGTTTACCTTTGTCCGGATCGCCTTTGTTTATTGGGGTTTCGTGGTAAACTAAATTGGTAAACTGAACATTTTTTGTTTGGTTTACGTTTACCTCCGATTTTCCCGATTTAACATTTTTTGGTAAACCGAACATTTTAGTTTACCTATATATCCGCGTCGTCAGTTTCCCCGGTATATCGCCGCCTAAATCCTTTCTGTATGCCGTATAACCGGGCCGCGTGTTTCGTACTGCTGATACGCTCCCAATCGTCCGACGCGTCCATTATCCGGCAGATCTTACGGGCCAAATACTTGTATTCCTTATCGCCCATATCACGGCCCAGACGCTCACAAATAAACTCTGGCGCGCAAAACCTTTCGCGGGTATCTGTCGCCTCCGCGTCCAAAGGATCAGGGTTACGGATCCACGCCCGGCGACGTGCGAGATCCCACGTATTCCAATCCGGCGGCAACTTCATATCGACAAACGCGCGTACCATATTTGTAAGCGGATCGTCGGCCTCGTCGTTAAATTCGGCTTGCTTCTGGCGTGCCTCGGCTTCGAGATCAGCGGGCAAATACAATTTTTCGCCCTGACGGTAATACTCGACGGCCTCGGCCCACAACTGATCGCGTACGGCCTCCAGATCTTCGCGTGTGTCGCTGTAACGTTTCAGATCGGGATTTACCCGGATCACCCAGAAACGACGGTTTCCTGTGTCACCTTTCAAAAAGTACGTTTCGTTGGTGGTTCCACAAAAGATACATTGGCGCGGGTGCTTTTCCACAACTGTACCGTACGCCGGCCTGTATGTATCATCCTGTCGGGAAATATAGGCTTTCACCTGTTCCACGTCGGATCGCTTGATACTACCCAACTCCGGTAATTCAATAACCCAACCGCCGCGCGCCTGTTCCATTCCGCTTTTACCCTCCATCGTAACCAGACTATCGTTAAACCATTTGCCGCCCATTACCGAAAACAACGTACTTTTACCGATTCCCTCGGCTCCGGTAATAATCAGGCAATAGTCGTATTTACAACCGGGTTTCATTACGCGGGCCACGGCTGCCGTAAAATGCTTACGTGTCATTGCACGATTTAA